TATAACCGTAGAGTTAAATAACTGAGAAGCTACCATAATTTCGTCTGAGTTAGAAGCTAAGCCATTACCTCCGTCTTTAATTCCTAATAACATAGGAGACGTTACTCTGTGTCCTACTAGAATTTTGTGCATTGCCTCGTTAGCTAAATACTCATAGTGAGAAGGTGCATCGTTTAGAGATATATCTTCTACAGTAGCCTTGCTATCTGAGTTCTCATTAAATGCTACAATAACCTTTTGACCTCTTGAGCCTGTTAGCTTTTGCTTTACGTCGTTAGATATTACCTGTCTCTCTTTTGCTGAAGGTACTCCGTTGTTAAAGTTTATAACCTTAGTACCTGAAAATGAGTTCTTTGCCTCGTTAAGTAAGTAGTCTGAGATTTCATTTTCTAACTCACAATAAGGTAGAGCTCCACTATATCCTACAGGGCTGAAATACGAGTATCCTGATATATAAGGCTTTAATATAAATAGCTCTATAAGTTCTTTAGAGTTTCCAAATGTAGGAATCTTTTTAAGAGTATCTGAAGGGCTTTTGTCTACCCAATTAGGATGATAGTAATAATTCTCTATAACTCCATCAGCATTCATCTTCTCAGGTCTTAGAGTGTGTATAGGAAAATGTTTTATACCTACTACTTTTCTGTTATTACCTGCTCTGTTATATATAACTTGCATTGCTGCCATTCCTAACATCTTACGCTCTAGTATAATCTTTTTGAGGTCTCTGTGATTAATTAGTTTTTTAAGCTCTTTAACCTCTTTAGAATCCTTCTCTAAGCCGTCAATACAGATACCTTGACCGTAGATTAAGTCACTTATAGACTTTATAGCTGCGTTATTAGTTGCACTTTGTAAGTATTGCTGTATAAGAAAAGAAAAATAGTTGTTATCTTCTCCGTAGCAAACGTAGTCTTTGTTCTTCTCTTCTACTGCCTGTGGCATCTCGTAAGCCGATAAGTTGGTAATAGTGTAATTCATTAGTCTAATATTGTGTAATCGTTCGTGTTGGTTTTTTGCGTATATTTATTCTCATTAATTGAGTAGTCTAAAATATCTTTTGACGTAGTTTGAAACTTACCTCTGTATATTACTTTGCTACTAGAGTCTACTCCTACTATGTTGTATTGGGTTTCGTCTTTTAATTGAGTTAACTCTGTGGAATTAATCTCTATAGTTTGGTAATAATTATAAGGAGTAATGTCAGAGTCAAAACCCACTATTAAAGTGTCAGAGCCGTCAGCGTAAACAGATAGGCTAACGCTTAACTCGTTTGTATTCAAGTTAACGTTAAGTGTCTGAGAGGCTTGTGATATATCTATATAATTCATTGATACTCTTTATTTAAAAACAATATATTTAGCTTATTGATACAAAAAAAAAGAGCCACCATAAGGCAGCTCCGTTTTCAGTATTCGTTTTGTTAGACTTATGAGCCTAAAGTGATGTTAAAAGTAGTTGCTAAGTCTGCTGTGAACTCTTTAGCTAGTCCCTTCTCCATTGCTGCGAAGGTTAATTCATAGCCACTTTTGTCGCCAAGAGATGCCCCTGTCGAAGTTGTAGCATTCATTTCAGAGCCGAACTCTTCTCCCATTAACCATACAGTACCATTGTTATCCTCGATAAGGATTTGTGGGCGTCCGTATGCTAATAGTTTTACTTCTTTGTGAGTAGTTGCGTCTTGCTTCTTTAAAGAAACCGTTAGCGTCTGCTCAGCGAAAGTAGTTCCGTTATCTCTACTAGATGTTAATGATTGGTCAAAGGTAGATGTACCTCTTAGGTCGTATTTGAAGGCGTCAGGTGTTGTAGAGGCAATTCCTGTCACTGTTTCGTCAGATACAGTTAAGTCTCCCATAGCACCGAAGTTCACGAAATAGATAGCGTTTAAACCACCAACTGCGTCTTTACATCCTTCTAAACGTCCTGCTGTTATATTACAAGCCATTATTTATGTGTGTTAAATTATTGATATTTAGTTAATTAAGAGCCCCTAATTAAAGGAGCCCTTTAGATAATTGGTTAGCTGATTAAGCTACTTGAGCCAAAACGATTTCAGACCCGATAGCGTATTGAACTGCTGCTGAATAACGCATTACTACACGTACATTCTGAGACCCGTCGATGTCTGCTAAGTCGATAAGCTTAACTAGATTTTGGTCGTTTTGAAGTCCGCAACCAAAGAAAAGATTGTCCTTCATTCCTGCCACCATTTGACCGCTATTTAAACCGTTTGCTACAAACAATTTAACTCCTTCGAAGTCCATTGCTGTTTGCCCTACGTGGTAAAGGTCTTTATAACCTAAAGCAGCTTGTGCTCTTACGTAAGAACGTGCGTCAGCTTGAGAGATATAAATTGCTAGTCCTTCGTTACCGTAGATAGTCTCAGGAATTGCGTCTACTACTTCTCCTAAACGAGAAATGATGTTAGATGCGTCAGTTGCTCCTGTGAAAGCTACATCGTTAACATCTGCGTCAGCGTCCATTAAGTTAACTAGTCCGTCGAATTTTCCTGCTCCTGTTCCGTTCCAAATGTTGTTTTCTACGTTAGCCGCTACTTTACCTGCCACGTGTCCGATTAGGTAAGCTGCAAAGCTCTTTGGTAGTTCGTCAAAGCTAGAAAATCCTTGTTCAATTGAAAGCCAGTCAGATTCAAAATCAGCCTTACAAAGTTCAAGGTTTACTTGAAAATCTTTTACTTCTAAGTAACGCTCTGTAAGAGTTACGCTTGAAGTTGCTGTGAAATCACAAGAAGCGTCAGCTACTATGTCTCCTACAGCTAGTTTCTGCATTACTTGTTTGTACTTAATGTTTGGTTTTACAGTGATACCACCTTTGTCTAGAGTTGGTGCTGAAAGCAAAGCAGCGGCTATAAAACCTTGAGCCTTTTCTCCTGCGTAGCTAGTTGTAATTGATGTTGTTGTTGCCATTTTTTAAATGAAATTAAAATTAATTATTATTGATATATTTGAATACTCGTTCCTGAATTGAAGCTCCTTTTTTACCTACTCCTCTACCCGTCTTTTTAACTTCTTTTTCGGGGCTGTGAGTAAGTCCTTTAGGCTCTTCTTTTGGTACTTCTACTTCTACAGGCTCAGGTTGTTTCATAGCGTCCGCTAAGATACTCTTTAAATCCTCTAGTTGTTTCTCTAAAGCCTCTACCCTTTCATTTTTAGGCTCTTCTTTAGGTTGTTCTTGTACCTCTTCTTTAGGCTCTACCTCGGTCACTTCTTGAGGTTCTGCCTTTGGCTCTTCTTTTACTTCTTGTTTAACCTCTTCTACTACCTCGGCTGTTGGCTCTTCTATTAGTTCTTTTGTTGGCTCTACAGGCTCAGGCTGTGGTGTCGGCTCAGCTGCGATATTTAAAGCGTCAGCTATTTTCTTCAATGTGTCTTTTGCGTTTAGCATAAGGTTTTGATTTTAAGGTTTATACTTTATTTAAAAACACTTTTAACACATTTTTGATTTGCGTGTGGTCTTGAGCACTAAAGTATTACGTGCTTTGGATTGCTAGGATTGACCTCGTATGTTTTCCATCCGTAAGGAGATGCGTCTAAATCCCTCCATAAAACGTCTACTGCATAGCCATTAGATAACACAGGGGCTGTTATTTCAACGCCTTCGCTATCGTAAGTGCCTTGGGTCATTACAAATTTATTTAGCCTTACAAAGGCTGCGTTTACATTACAAACTTGATTGCCTTCTGCATCTGTTGTATGTAGAGCCGCTATCTTTGTGTCGGCTTGTTCTTTGTCGTTAAATTCGTATCTTAAATGTATCATTATATAGTTGTTAAACAGGTTAATTCTTCGTCACTTAAAGCCTCTGAAAATACGGCTACTGTTTTGGTTTTGCCGTAGAAAGAAAAGCTACCATCACCACTTGAAAAATTCAAAGCATTTAAAGTTCCTATAGATGGTACTAAACTGTTTGCACTTGAGTACACTTCAGAGCCATCAACCCACAAGGCATAGTCATTTAGTTTGTATTTTAATGCAACTTTAGAAGATGTAGTTATGTCAGCAAAAGCTATTATTTGATTTATTTGGGGAGCGTTACCTATTTCAACATAAACCCCTATTGAATTGCTAAGGGTTCCGTATCGTATTAAAATTCTATTGTCTTGAGTCCCATCTGATAGTGAGATATATCGATTCGTACTACTATCAGCCAAAGCTGATATATCTGCATATAAAACCCCCTCTTCTGAGTTTATCAAATCCGTAGACCCTGCCCCTGATAGTTCGTCTGCAAACCTTGTAGCTGTAGCTCCTGACGTAGGGATGTAAGAAGTGCTGTAGGGTAATTCTTCGAGCTGAGCTCCCCAAATATAAACATAATCATTACCTGTGCCTGTGTATGTTATATTACCGTCATAAGTACCTACTCTATATAGAATATTTGGCATACTTGCTGTATGTGTAAAAGAACATTTAAACCAATCATTACCATAATCTTCTATATTGCTGCTATCTACATCAACACCTTCTCTGTCAACCAATCCGTTTTCTAAGTCAAAAACTACGGATTGATTAATAGCTGAGTTCCAAGCCAAAAAAGCCTTTGTTAACGTACCCTTTTTTATAAAAAAAGAAAACGAATAAACTGAGCCTATATTTACTGACTGTGAGTCAAAAACTAAGTGAGTATTATTGTCGGTACTATCAAAAAATTTATAGGCGTCTAAGTTGCCACTAGGGGAAACTATTTCGTTTGATGATACGCTTGACCTAACCTTATTCCAGCTAGCGTCACTAAAATCCTCACTATAAGTTATCAAGTTAGTACTCTGAGGCTCTGTTAAAATTACGCCTTCTCCTGTTGTGTAATCTATTCTAGGGATGTTAGTTGCGTCTATTATTTCTTTGACTGATATGTTTGTTATAGAGCCTATGAAAGATAAAGAGCGTAATATTAAAGATGAACCTCCTGCTGTATAATAAATCACGTGTGTTCCGTTTGATTGTGGAAAATCTGTTGTATTATTTTGTAGTTGCAAATTACCCGAAACAAAATCCTCTATTTGTAAACTTATTTTGTAAGTGCTCCCACTTGTAAAAACATTTGATTGTACTAAATCCGTGAGAGGTACAGAGCCACTACCATCGCTTATAGCTTTATTTTCCCCTACACTCCAACCAGTTTCAAACGTCCAAAATTGTCCAACCTCGACTAATGATATTGTAAAATCTACATTAAAAGAATCACTACCATCAAATGCAATAAATGTAGCTCCTTCTGCTTTAAAATATAAGTCAATGTCTGTTGTTAAATCATTTCCTGTAATAACATATTCACTACCATTGTATAATTTAAAATTAACATTCCCGCTTTGATTGCTACCAGATACTCTTATTCTATAGTATTTACCTTGTGTTACATCATTTAAAGATAGTCTCGGTCTTATAGTACTTTCTCCCCCGCCGCTTGTTGCATTATAATTTAAAGGAGATAGCTTAGTCATTATAGCAGTACCCAAATTTGAAATTGTGCTATTGTCTGCTATTTCACTACCTTGCCGAGCAAACGCTCCATTTGTAATCTCTTCGTCTCCTATTACACTTATATTTTCTATTAATCCTTCAGCGTTAACTCTAGTAGCTAAAGAGTCACGTACTACGTCAAAATCTGCGTCCGCACCTCCTTTTATACTATGTAGTTTCCCGTTGCTTTGAGCTGTAGGGGTTGTTATAATCGTTGCTTTTTCTAGTAAACTCATTTTAACATTTTTGTAAGTTAATTAATATTTGCTCTGTAGCATCTTCGTTCTCAAAGGTTGTAGCTCTAGCTTTTAGGTCTGCTATTAAAGAACTGACTAAGCCTGCTATATTTACTATGTTAGATATTGTGTTATCGGGAAACATCGGGTCAGATTCGTTGACTCCTACAATAGGTCTTTCTACGATACCCGTGTTACTTACTATGCTTGTAGACTCAGTATCTAGCCATAATTCAGACTCATTTACTCCTGTAATAGGTCTCTCTAC